ATCAACTGGACGTTTGCAGACATTCGTAGTAACTGCTGATGTAAATAGTGATTCAGGTGGAAATGCAACTGTTCTGGTTAGCCCATCAATAAACGATGGATCATTAACAACAACAGACGTAGAGGGTACATCAGTATCATTAGCTGCTTACCAAAATGTATCGGCGGCAGTTGCAAATAATGCAGCTATTACAGTAATGGGAACGGCTAACGGGGTTTATCGTCAAAACTTCTATATGCACAAAAATGCTATTGCTCTATGTGTTCCACAACTAGAACTTCCTAGATCAGCGGTAGTCGCAGAACGTATCACAGATGCAGAAAGTGGATTATCTCTTTCTTTAACAGAAGGATATACAGTTGGAGATCATACAGAAACAACTCGTTTAGATGCGGTATGGGGCGTAAAACTTATGAACCCTGAGCTCATTTTTAAACAATTTACGGCGAAACTAAGCTAAGTTCGCTGATAGTTCTCTCTTTGGAGAGGATTATTCAACCAACTTTAAAGGATACTGAGTGAGTAAACATTGGATGTATAATGTAGAAACTGGCGAGGGAGTTTTGTTTAATAACGAAGATGAGTACAACAAAGACAAGTGGTCTGATACTCCTGCTAACTGTAATGTAGTAGAGGATGTTGATATAGTACTAGGTGAATGTGACTTACTTAAGAAAGAAGCGACAGAACTAGGACTAGAGTTCCCATCAAATGTAAAAACTGAAAAGCTTATCGGTATGATACAAGAAGAGATAGAGCGTAAATATAAAGAACAGTCAGAAAATAAAGGGTAATAAATGCTATTGACAGATACTATTAATGGATCATTGAGACTTATTGGGGTTCTTGCAGCAGGAGAAGAAGCTTCTACAACAGAACATAAAGATGCACTTGATAGATTTAATGGAATGATCGATAGCTTTAATATCCAGAATTTAACTGTATCATATATGCAAGAAAAAGCATATCATCCTCCGTCGATTGGGTGGACTTCTAAAATAACAATAGGCTCAGATATAAATAATACATTTGTAGAAACTGCTCCTATGTCTATTCAATCAGCTTTCTTTCGTGATGCATCAGGTGTTGACTTTAAAATGACACCAATGGGAATTAATGAATGGGCAGATATGGTATGGAAAAATATAGTAGCACCTCCATTAAAATACTATGAAAATTATTATGGTCATAATCTTTCTATTCAATTTGACACAGTTCCTTTCTCGTCTTATACGCTTCATCTTATTTGCAAAGTTCCATATGTAGGAAACTATAAACCAACTGATAATATTGATTGGGATTACGGATTTGAGGAAATGCTTAGATATCAACTAGCAGTAAGACTAGCGGCAGAGTATGGCGTACAATTACGTCAAGAAGTAGTTGCAATAGCACAAGGGCTTATGCATAATATTAAGTCAAGAAATGCGGTAAAGAAGACTCTTAATGTAGATGCTGGACTTATGCAAAGCAACCAACGTTTCGGATACTATGATATCGTAAGTGGTGTGACAAGATAATGCCAAAAGTACCTTTTGCAATAGCTACATCACAAGCTCGTAACTTCAAGGGAAATAATGAGACTCTTATAAATATGTACTCAGAAACAATGCCTCCAACAGCGAAAAGTTCTGTAGTCCTTATTGGAACACCTGGATGGTCTCTCTATACAACAGTGGAAAATGCACCTATTATAGGTATGCACTATTTTAAAAGTGATCTATATGTAGTTACAAAAACCTATATCTATAAAGTAAGTCATACCGATAATCTTATAAGCACGGTCGGAGTGGTAGACTTTAGTGCTGTTGACTCTGTATCAATAGCCGATAATGGTATAAACTTTGTAGTAGTTGGCGGAAATGGTTATTATTCAGATGGGGTAACAGTTACGCAAATTACTGATATTGCATATTATCCAAGTGATACCGTAACATTCCAAGATGGATACTTTATATTTAACCGATCAGGTACAAATCAATTCTTTATTAGTAATCTATATGCTGTAACTTTTGATGCGACTATGTATGCAAGTGCTGAGGGTTCTCCTGATAATATCGTAGGATTGATTTCAGTAAATCAAAGAGTATATATCTTCGGAACAAACTCTATAGAGATCTGGTACAATAGTGGAGATGCACTATTTCCATTTGATAGGATACAAGGCTCTTTTGCATTATATGGATGTATAAATTATAAGACAATAGCGGCAACAAATAATACAGTTTATTGGGTAGGTAATGATAACTGTGTCTATACAATGAACGGATATACACCAACAAAGATAAGTACAGCAGCTATTGAATACCCATTAGCAACTAGAGGAACAAGTGACTATAGAGCATTTACATACTATGAGGAAGGACACTATTTCTATGTGCTTACAATAGATGGTAAAACTACATACGCATATGATATGGCAACCAATCTATGGCATACAAGACAATCTCTAGGCGGTTCTTGGGGATTACGTAATATGGTTGTTAATGAGAAAGGAATATGGGTTGGTGCTGACGTATCTAGTGGAAATATATATCACGTTGGACTAGACTATCATACAGAGAATGGACAAACAATATTAAGAACTGCCGAGACTTCCCCATTCGGAAATGGCATCGATTACTTTACACTTAACAAGTTTGAGATAGATATGGAAACTGGAAAGTCTTTAGAAAATGAAGAGGATACTATATCGCTTTCATTTTCAGACGATGGAGGGTTTACTTTCAAGAATGAACATGTAATATCTCTGGGAGTGACAGGAGACAGAAAGAAGCGTATTATATGGAGAAGACTAGGGAGACATAGAAATCTTACACTATCAATTACTACTAGATGCAAGTCTATGGTTAATATTATTGCAGCATTTGCGGATATGTCGTGAATAGTATTAAACTCGATCCTGTTCCAACTGTAGTACAGATAGTACAAGATAATGCACTTCCTACTAATCCGTTTGTTATATTCTTAACTAAGATTATAAAGAGATTAAATACTGGGATGACTGCTGACGTAACAGTGATGTATTCTCCAACTACATATAAGACACTACATTTTACAGATGGGTTACTAACAAGTATAACTTTACCAAATTAATATGTTATAATATTAAAAATAAAAAGGGATATCAGATGATTAAATCTATTACTGTTGCAACCTTATTTAAACAAGAAATAGAGAATAATCTTTTTTCTCTATATGAGCAAGAATCTATTGTTTCAGAAGCACCAAAGGCAAATCCAAATATAGAACTATATCAAACACTAGAAGATAATAAAATTCTTACAATTAGTGGTTTATATCAACAAGATGAACTACTTGGATTCTGTATGATATCATATGCGCATCTAACACATTCACATAGCACTATTGCAATAGTAGACTCATTCTTTGTTCATCCAGATTTTAGAAAGTACGGTATGGGTAAAAAATTACTTAACCACGCAGAAGAAATAGCAAAACAAAATGGAGCTGTTATTATATCTATGACTTCTCCAATAGAATCAAGACTATCTAAGGTAGCTGAATCGTTTGGGTACAAAACTACAAACCTAATACACTCAAAGAAATTGTTATGAAAGACTTAATACCTTCTATGTCTTGTGAAGATATAAGCTTTGCTTGTGAGATGGAAAAGTATATATCTACATTAGATCAAATTGATATTCCAACTTTTCATACTCTTCACGCTGGAGTATATACAAGAACAATACATCTTGATGTTGGTCAAGTAGCATCAGGCGTTATTATATCAGTGCCTACTACGCTAATTGTAAATGGACATATACGTTTATTAATAGGCGAAGAAGTAGTAGAGACAAAAGGATTTAATGTGTTTATAGCGGAAGCAAATAGAAAGCAGATAGCGTTAGCAATAGAGCCAACAACTATTACAATGATATTTAAAACAGATGCAAAAAATATTACTGAAGCAGAAAATGAATTCACAAATGAGCCAGAAAAACTAGCATCAAGATTACCAAATGCAGTAAATAAAATAAAGCAAGGAGCATTATTATGTCAGGAGTAGCAATCGGAGGGGCAGCAATAATAGGAGGCGTAGGTGCATACATGGGCGGACAAGCACAAGCAGATGCAGCAAAAAGTGCAGCAAATTCACAAGCGGCAAGTAATGCGCAAAGCCTTAACGTTCAAAAGCAGATGTTTGACAAACAAGTTGCATTAAATCAGCCGTGGCAAGATGCAGGACTTAAAGCTCTAGGAAACTATGCAGATAACCCCGCATTTAAATTCTCGTATAATGACCTAACTGCTGATCCGTCTTATCAGTTTAGAACACAACAAGGAATTAATGCCCTAGATGCTAGTGCATCATCAAGAGGTAAACTTCTATCAGGAGCACAAGATAAAGCTCT